AGTTATATCTAATAATAGTGATAAATCTAATAATAGTGATAAAAAAAAATATAATAAAAGAGATAATAGTTTGGATATCATAAGAAATAAAAATGAAGAATATGAAATCGTATTGCCATATCAAAGATATATCAAATAAATCTTTTGAAATATTCTATTGATTCAAGGAAGAATCCTTGGCTACCCATTATTGACCCCGGTCTCATTATTCTAATATATGCAATTGCTTCTGCTGGTTTAAAATTTAATTTTATTATAAGCCAAATACAAATTAATATACCTGTTCTTCCTAAACCAGCGCGACAATGAATAGCTACTTTATCCGAATATTCTATATTATTAATAGTATTCATAAACTTTTTAATTATTTTTATTGACGGAACAGAATAATCATCAAAATATAAATCTACTACATCTATGTCTTGATTTTCAAATATTTTACTTTCGTAATTATTATCCTCATTTAATCTTACAACTAATTTAACATTTCTTTTTTTGAGTTCTTTACATACATCATATATGTTTTTTTGCGAAGGACATCTCATTGCAATAAATTTATTAGCAATTATATTCATATCCCTTTGAGAATAATCTGTTAAATATTCATAATCTTCAATATTAAAGTTATTTAAATCTTCAATTTCGTTTTTATATATGAAACTTATTGCTCTTAAACAATCCATTATTGAAGAATAATACCCGCCCCATTCGGATATACAATCAATAAAATAACATGGATGATCATTAAATATATGCAAAATATCAAATATAACCTTGTCAACGCAAATGTTTTTTTTTATTATCAAGTAACATCCCATCATAAAAACAGCATTTAATAAATAAGCATTATTTCTATCATTTAATAAATAAATATAATATACAATATTTCTATGTAAAAGTTGCGAGCTCTGCATTTTGTCATCAATAAAATTACAAAAATTTATAATACAACCAATATTCATTGGTCCGTAGTCATTTTTTAATGGCATATATAATTCATGAAATTCCGTTGAAGTAATATAATCCTTGCTATTTTTAATAATTTTTAAAGTTTCTTGTTCATTTTTATGAATATCTAGATATAATCTATCACAAATAGGATACATAAAATAAATACGTAATTAATATATAATATTATATATATTATTATATAATTTAACCTTTTAAATATAATATTTGTATCTTTGTTATTTATAAAATTAAATAAGTTATTGGCTAATATAGAAAGATTGGATTATAGAATATCAAAAAAATATATTTGTGATAATACTTCTGTTAAAAGTCTTAGCAGAGCTAATAGTACTGGGAGTAATATTTCAAATACTAGTAAGCATTTTATTGATAATTACACTTCATTTAATAAACTATCACAATCAGATGATATTTTATATAGAAAGAATAAAAATATAAGTAGTGGAACATTATTTGATTTAAATACAATAAAAAAATACAGAAAATTAGAAAGCGACGACATATAACATTTAAACATAAATATTACTAATTATTATTATGACAAATTATAACAATAAATCAGATAGGCTTGCTATTGTATTAGATATTGCAAAAAAACTCAAAAATTATAAGCTAAAAAATGGCAGTACATTAAATTTATATAATCACGAATTATGTTCTTTCATTGAAGAATATAAAAAAATAACAAATGAATATATTAAACAAGATGAAGATGATATAAAAGACTATAAGGGTACTTTGCTATTCGAAGAAATAAATAAAAACATAGAATATATATTACCTGCTAAGAAATCTACTGCTCCGTTGTTTGTGATTAGGTATTAGTCTTCGAGAATATTGATGCCTGTGAAGTTTTTGATGATATCTTTATCTTCGTTAATAGGCTCGCGATATTTATCGTTACTCAGCTGTTCGCCGTTATGCTTAGCTACGATATTCTTAGCACATTCTTCCATTTTCTTGCAGATTGTGCTATTTATCCTAGAACAGAATACCTGAGTTTTAATGGGATTATCTACCCAACTCTTAATACGCCCAGTAATACGACCGAATAACTGATATAGATTATCATTTGTGATTTTGCTATATCCAAAGATGGCAGTTGTAAAAGCACCAAGGTCCTTTGAAACGAGCGTCTGTCCCATCCCCACACAAAGATATCCCGTAACAACTAATGGTCTATTGAATATCATGTTTCCGCGAAGGTGTAATGCTATTAAGTCGCCTAATTCTCCTGATTTGAGGACCAAATCAATCTCTGCAATTTTGCCTTCTTTATCAAGATAGCAAATATTTTTTTCAACCCCGTTTAGTGTTACTACTACTGTATCGGGATTTACACACATGACCATTGAACGAATCATGTTGTGAGTTTTGCGTTTACGCGTAGCTGGAATAAAACTGCGAGAACCTTCGGCTAAGATCTGCGGATTCTTGTAAATTATTTCTTCGGCATATTTGATATTGTATAGCTCATTATAATAAAGGCCTTCGTCGTTTGAATCATCTTCTAGAACAAACTTGGAGTGATAAAATGCCATATCTTCCCAACCAACATAGTTGTTTTCGTTATGTTCCGCTATGTTGATAATAGTGATTTTGCTCCAATAGTCATCTTGGTCTTCGTTGGATTTATTCCAGAGAATATCAGGAGTAGCTGTCATTGCCATGATACCGTGGACAATATCGTAATCATCCATCCTCTTAATATTTCCGCGGATATTGGCCTTCTTAGACTTGATATACTTGTGGAGCTCATCAAAATACACGAAGGTACGCGTGATAGATGTTTCGTTGTTGTTGAGGAACTCCATGTATTTGAAGCAGTCGTCGAAACGCCGGTAATTACTGCATGCAACAATAATTTTTGGCATTTTGGCCGAGTCCTTGGAAAAACTGATAAGCTTGCAGAGACTATCAATGTGAGTTAAATCTCCCTTATAGGTAGAAGCGAAAATAGCAACCGAATTTTCACCATGTTCCTCTTTAATATCACTAAGTCTGTTCGCGAACTGTTTGTTGTTGAGGAGAGTGTTCATGGTGAGAACAAAGTGAATACTCCTGCCTTTCGTGGGATCGTGCTTAATTTCCTCTAAGATATTGTTGATGGTAACAAAGGTCTTACCCATCTGGGTAGGGAGGATACAAAGCTTGAACTTGTTCTGTTCAGTCATACTTGAAAGTGTGATACCCGTATATATACCCGGGTAGCTATCAATTTTTAAAAAATCAAAACAAATCTGTTCAGGGATAGCTTGACTAAACCGGAATCTATATGAAAATTAAATATTATATCTAATATTACAGAAATAGCTAACGATGTCAAAGAAAGGTACTGTAAAAAAAATCTAAACCAAAGAAGAATAAAAAGAGTACATAATTTTATTTTTTTATAATTTTCAAGAAATTTAAGAAAGTCAAGAGATTTAGAGAATTATGTACTCAAAATAATATAGAAATTATAAAAACGGATATTGCTGGTGTATACATGCATAATATTTGCCTAAATATATAGCGGTAAGAAAGCTAAATAAAGCAAGAAAACTAACAGCTATCATAATTATATATAAAAAGAATATAATATAATATATAAAAATGAGGTCACAAATTATATATTCGTTACTATTCTTATTAAATATTGTACATGGATTTACATCTGTAAATAATCTAAGTAGTTTAAATACAATTAAAATCAGGAAAACTATAAGTGGTTATAATAAAATGGCAATTGAGAATGGTGAATATAAGACACCGAGGCGATATGCTTTATTGTATGGAACAACAGCATCATTATGTATTTTAAACTTATTTCAAACAATTAAGTATCCGCAAAATAACTTGAAAATTTTAGAAAATGTGCAAAATAAATTGTTTAAAGATGCCACGCCATCAATCTGTTATATTAGTACCGAATATGGAAGTATGGCTGATAAATATAATTTAAATAAAGATGATTTGCCGAAAGGAGTAGGTTCAGGATTTGTATGGGATGATTCTGGGCACATTATTACAAATTTTCATGTTATTAATAAAGTTGATAGCGCAATTGTAACGATAACAGATAAAGATAATAATAAAAAGGAGTATAAAGCTAAATTAACGGGTGTAGACCCAGATACTGATTTGGCTGTTCTCAAAATTGACTTAAAAGACAATGAAAAGCTTAAATCTATTAAATATAATAAAGATGTCAACCCAGAAATAGGACAATTTGCGTTTGCTATTGGTAATCCATTTGGTCAAGATCATACATTGACGACGGGTATTGTTTCTGGAACTAATCGTGAAATTACAGCACCGACTGGTAGAAAAATCAATGGAATTATTCAAACAGATGCTGCAATTAATCCTGGAAATAGCGGAGGTCCACTATTAAATAGTGATGGTGAAATTATTGGAATTAATACAGCATCCCTTGGAATGGGGGTTTCGGCTGGAATAGGATTTGCCATTCCAATACAAAGAGCCGTAAAATCTATTAAAGATATTATTGATACTGGATTTGTAAAACGCGCTATTTTGGGAATCTCTTATATGGAACGCAACCCAACAATTGTAGAGTCTGAGAAAAGTGGTGTGCCGATTATTGACAAAGGAGTATTAGTATTAGATGTTCCAACAGATTCACCAGCTTTTGAAGCAGGTATTCGCGGAGTAACAAGAAACGATAAAACTAAAAAGGTAGAACAAGTTGGTGATATTATTATAGAGATTGATAATAAGGCCATAAATAGCCCGAATGATCTAAATAAAATTCTAAAAGATTATAAGCCTGATGATATTGTTGATGTTAAATATATTAGAAATAAAGAAGAAAACACAACAAAACTAAAACTAGGAAGTTATAAAGGAACTACATTTACACAATTGGAGAACGAACGTGGAAATGAGTTTGCAAAAAAAGAAGGAAAAGAAGTTAATATTCCCCTTAAAAACTTGGAACCTAAAATAGAGCCTAAATTAAATTGATACAATAATCTAAGATCCCAACTCTCATATAATCAAAGAAATATTTTGGTTCACATCTATCATATCCGTCTTTATATATAGCTTCGTGGGAATAATACTTTTTAATTGATTCCACGATATCTCCAATACATAAAATATAATACTGCTTTTCAATCTTATTAAAATCATTTAATTTTTTTACAACACAATTTATATAATGAACATAAATATATAACAATGTGATATAATATAATTATAGCGATAATTAACAATATTGCTAGAGTATTTACCAACGTCGTTAAATATAGGTGTATTAAACTCTCTAAAATTTGTTAGATTAGAATCATATACTATGTATTTATAATAGTCTTTAAAGACATCTATATTTTTTTTAAATCTAAATAATATTGTTTGCATTTAGCTATAAAAGTCCCCTTAGATACTTTATGTCCATATTTCATAAAGAATAATTTATCGTAAAAGTTATAAGTAATTTCGTCAGATTTATTATTGTGATAGTAAAAGAAATGATTATATATTATTTCAGTATTCTTGATTTTATTATATGTAATATCATTGACATTATTTGGCACAGGAATAATGTGTGTATTAAAATAATACTTTAAATTGGAAATTGTATAATAACTATCGCGAATTGTGAGTTCAAATGATTTTTTATTTAATTGATTGAATGTTCTCAATAATATTGAATTTTGAAGTTTTTAATAAATAAAGTAATTCATTATAATAATCTTTGCAAGTAAATGCGAGATTTATAATATTTTCTAAATTATCCAAGTTAATAGTTATATGCGATAACGCCAAGATATCAAAATCTTTTAAGGAAATATTATGATACATATTTTACACCTTTGGACATTTAAAACGCCGATTTAACAGCAAAATAAATATCTAAAAGTAGTAAAAATTTGGTTATTACATAGCGTGGACTATGTATGAATTCTCGTAAATATGTCGGGTCTTCTTCCTATTGTAAATATACTCTTTACAATATTTAACATATTTTGAACAGCGTTCTTATCTCTATTATGAATTATCTCGCATTTCTGCTTATCCTCTTGATGAGAAAGTAATCCATTAATAGTTATTTTTTTATTAACTTTGATATCATTTGGTTTATGACTTTGTCTTATCATAAAAGGTGATATCTCACAATTGCAACAATTACATAATTTAGATGTCCTAAACTCATTTACTAAATAGGTTCTAAATCCAGCATTCTTAAATATTCTTCTAAACTTTTTACAAATTGTAGGTTCTAACCCACCTATATTACTACTACCTTTATCATAATCGCCCATTATAAACAATATATCATTCGGTTCTCCAAACTTTTTAGTAAAGTTCTTTATCATTTTACTCTCACTTTTTTGTGTATTGATATACCTGTTTAATTTGAACTTTCTAAAAAAAGTCTTTTCATAATGAGAAAATAACAATAGGTTCAATTTATTTTTTTCAATCAAGTAATTCTTGAAATTCTCATAATTACAAGTTTTTTTATTAAGACTACTTAAAACGCTCTCAATTTCTTTAATATTTTTACCATTTATAAAGGTTGTATTATTAACTTCTTCAATAATTTTATTATATTTTTTTGTTCTTGTTTCTAATCTTCTTTGATTTTGAGTATATCTAAATGTTTCTAAATTACCATCATTATCTTTGCTACCACAATAAATTAAATCACTACAACCTGGATCTACGCATACTATCTTTTTACTTCTTATTTCATCTGTGATAATCTCTTTTTCTATATATTTTGTATTCTCTGTTGGTTTATTATTAGGATTATAATATTTTAAAGGCATCCCTTGATTGTCTGTTCTAATAAATAAAATACCAACAGAAATACCATCAGTTCTAATCATATAATTAAACTCATAATTATTCTTTTTGAACATTTTACTATCTAACTTTAAAACCCTATTCCATAATTTAAATTGATTATTTTCTTTTTTATAATTTTTAAAGTGCGTTGTTGTACCTTCATCACCTAAAAAATTACTAATTAAAGCACAAGTATCAATGCATATATTTTTAGGAATAATATTGCTTCTTAATGGTAAAATATTAAACAATTTAATTTGTTTAACCTTGTCAACATCATTCGTATTTTCTAATAGTATATCATTAAGTTTTTCAAGTTGAATATTTATATAGATAAAAGACTTTAAGTAATCCTTTGTATTCGAATGTAGGTCATAATATATGCTATCTTTATCAAAATTAGGTTTATTAGGAATAATATGTTTCTTATGTTCTTTAATCCAACTATGATATTTTTCATCAGCGTTTAAGTCATTTGTTAGTGATACAATGTCATCTTTAACCTTTTTGAATTCATTCGATAATGATTTATATCTTTCTTTTCTTACTTCTTTATCCTTTATCTTTTTAATCTCGTCTTTTTGCTCTTTCAAATTAAAAGAATGATTAACTAATTGATTAAGATGTGTAATAAAATGTTCTTGTATATTATTATTTATATTTTTTTCAATATCAATTGCTTCGTATGCTAATATATAACTTAATTTATCATAATAGATTATTTCATTATCATATATGGTAGTTATATAGTGTTCATTATAAAACTTATAAAGGTTCTTTAACAAAACGCTATAATCTTTTTCAGGTGTTGCACCTCTATTATCTTTTCTTTTTGTAATAACTTTAAAGACATCACATATAAAATTCTTATCAATTAAAGGGAACTCTAAATCATTTTCATATAGATAAATACAATATAATTTAATAAAATTACATGAATGAATAACAATCTTATTAGTTCTAATAACTAAATCATTAATAATAGGTAAAACTGCTTTATCTTTAAGAACATTATTGATGTTATTTTTTATTGTTTTCATATAGTCAAACTTTTCAAACTCTTCCTTTGTGGTATCATCTTTCTTCTTTTTAGACATTTACATTATCTATATACTTATATATAGATTATCTTTAAATAGTTTTATACTGAATATTTAAATTACAAAAAATTGATAATTAGATATATTATTATAAATATGTCTATAAATAAAACAGATGAATATTATAAAAAATGTATTGAAAAACATGGAAATAAATATGATTACTCATTATTAGAAAACATAAAGAAAAGAGAATGTAGAGTAGATATAATATGTCCAAAACATGGAAGTTTTAATATATCATTACATAAACATATATGCGGAGATGGTTGTAAAAAATGTGGGGTAGAAAAAACAACACATCTCAAAATATTGAAAGCAAAAAATAAATTTATTCAAGAAGCTAATACAATACATAATAATAAATATGATTATTCAAAATTTGAATATATATCTGCTAAAAATAATATTATAATAATATGTCCATTACATGGAACATTTGAACAAACACCAAATAGTCATTTAAGTGGGAATGGATGTAAAAAATGTGCAAACAATAAAGTAAAGGAAATAATGTCAATTCCTTGGAACATTTATAAAGAAGATTTACAAAATATACATAATAATAAATATGATTATTCTAAAGTTGCATGGAAAGGAGTAGATATAGATATAATTGTAATATGTCCAATTCATAGAGATTTTGAAATTAGACCTGCTGATCATAAAAGAGGAAGAGGATGTCAAAAATGTTCTAAAGAAACACATATTCAGTATAACAAATTAGATACAGATAATTTTATAGAAAAATCTATACAAATTTGGGGAAATAAATATAACTATTCTAAAACAAATTATCTTAGGGTAAATGACAAGGTTATAATAATATGTGATAAACATGGAGAATTTGAACAATTACCATCAAACCACTATAAATATGGTTGTGGTTCTTGTGGTCGCGAAGCTAATATTAGAAATAATGAACTGAAAGATAAATGTAAAAACGAGTTTGAAATTAAATCAAATAATGCCCATAATAACTTTTATGACTATACACAAACTAATTATATTGATGCAAAAACAAATGTAATAATTATTTGTAAAGAACATGGAGAATTTAGTATGACACCAAATAATCATTTACGAGGAAGAGGTTGTCCTAAATGTTTTAATCATTATTCTAAATCATCCATTTTATGGTTAGATTTTCTCTCAAAATACTATAATATTAATATTCAACACGCTGAAAATGATGGAGAATATTTAATACCAAAAACTAAATATAAGGCAGATGGTTTTTGTAAAGAAAATAATACTATTTATGAATTTCATGGTGATTACTGGCATGGTAATCCAAATATTTATAAAGATGATGATATAAATACAATAACCAAATGTACATATAAAGAGCTATATGATAATACTTTAATTCGAGAAAATAAAATAAAAGATTTAGGATATAACTTAGTAGTTATATGGGAGAATGATTGGAAAAAAATAAATAAATGTGTAAAAATATTACAGCAAAAATTTAGAAAATATAACTATTAACTTTGTTCCAACTTTGCCTTTCTATTCATATAAGCAGTATGTCGCCATTCTTTTAGTTTTTCTGGGTTCTCCGTTTTTATTTTTTCCATATAATTCTTTGCCTTTTCTTTGACCTTTTCACTATTTTTCTCATAATACCTTTTATTCCTTTCTGTATTGGTATATGATCTTAACTTCTCTTCTAATTCAATATTTTTTTTCTTTAACAATTCATTTTCTATCATTAAATTATTATACATATCAATATTAACCATATCAGTCATATTATCTTATCATTATAATATAATACACATACCTTTAAATATTTTTATAATGACTAAACATAAAAGCGAAGATTATAAATTATCCGCAGTAAAATATTTTTTAGAAAATAAAGATACACAAGAGAACACATGTAGAATATTTAAATGCTCTATAAGAAGTTTATTAAGATGGACTAAAAGATATGACGAAGAAAATGAAATTAAACGACATAACAGAGAACCAATATCATATAAGGTTAAAAAAGAACATATAAAGTTTATATTAGAAGAACTTAAAAATAATAAGACTATTACAATAGAAGATTTACTTACTAAATTAAGCAATAAGTATTCTAAATTAAACATTACAAGAAGACATATTAGTAGAATAATTAAAGAAAATTATATATCATTAAAATTAACTAAAATTAGACATGAACCTATAAAGCGATTTGGTAAGGATATAAATATTAATGATAAAATTAAAGATTTTTATAATGAAATAAAAAATTATAATATTGACGACATTATTTGCATAGACGAGACAAGTATTAACTCTTTACAATTAAGACACTATTGCTATAATGAAGTAGGTAAAAGATGTGTAGTTAAAACTAATTCACAAGAAGTTTTCAAAAAATATACAGGTGTTTTTGCTATTTCAATAAAAGGCGTAATCGGTTATGAATTATATAATAAAGGTGGTATAGATGGTGATAGGTTATTAGTATTTTTAGAAAGGTTTATTACTAATAAATATAAAAATAAGGTTATCATTTTAGATAATGCAAGTTCCCATAGAAACATAAGAGTTAAGGAATTAATAAATAAAAATAATAAGTTGATTTATTCAGTACCATATCAACATTATACAAATAGTATAGAAATGTTTTTTAGTCTTCTAAAATCTAAATTACAAAAGAAACAAGGGTTATATTACGAAGACTTAAATAATAATATCAAAGAGGTAATAAAAACAATACCAGAAGGCTACTATAAGAAAATATTAAATGGAACATATAATAGACAAACCAAATATATTAAGAAAAATAAGATAAGAAAATACAAGAATTATAAAGACTAAAATCGGCGTTTTAAATGTCCAAAGGTGTAATAATTTATAAAAAAAATCAATTTTTATTTTGGTAACAAATAGCAACTATCAATTAGTACTTTTTCATCAATTTTTTTGAACACCCAGCGATATATTACATAACACATATTATTATTATTATTACTTTCGGGATAATACATATCGTTAAATTGAATACTGTTATAAATCATAGTTTTATAATCTGCCTCTATTTTTACATCAGCACTATAATAAGATATGTTAAAATCTGTATCAAAATAATAATTATCATTGTAATCTAGAATACTATAATCATGAAATTTAGCTAAAAGAATACCATACTTACTATTATTAAATGTTTCAATTAGTTTATCAACACTTTGGAACTTAATAGGATTTGATTGCGCGCAATATAATTTTAGATTTCCCATTGAATCAATTGGATTATTATTTTTAAAACTTGTTAAAACATTATCTAGAACTTTTTTAATTTCTTTATCTTCATTTATATAAGTATCTGATGTATTGTTTTTTTTAAGTTCGGGTAAATTAAATGCTTCCTTTTGTGCATCTATAATTTCAATAATACGATTTGCTTCCTCTCTCAATACTTCGATACTTTTATCCTCTGCGCAAGAAGGGCTAATAAATAATGGGCTTATGATGAATGGTATATATTTAAAACAATCCCTTCGTTTCAAGTTAATGGCCTGTTTACATTTTTTATTATTGCTAAATAATTGCATATTTGATGTAAAACCATAAGTGCAATTTATTAGCAATAGACTGATGATAATATTCTTTAACATTTATATTATAAATAAAAATAAGTTTTATATATATTTACATAATATCATAAGATCGTAATTGCCCAATATCATATTCTTCTTTCACATCTATTTTAAGATTTTTGAGCATACTATTATAATTATCTCCATTTACTTCATTTCCCGATGGAAAAATCACGCCTTTAACAGGATTTTTAAGCATTTTATCAATTGATAAAGGTTCATTATCATTTTTGTAGTCCTCGCCAAAGAAACATTCCTTTACACTCTTGCCCATTTCTTTGCATGTTTTGAGTGATTTAAACATATCTACGGGTTGTGCGGTATCTTTATAATAAACTTCAAACGTTTTCTTAGCGCCATTATTTGTATCAGCCGCAGCAACAAGAACATCAGCTAAATCCATTCGTGAAATTATTCCACTTTTGGATACTCCCTGATTAAATTCTACTTCTTTTACACCTCTGCGCTCACCAGGTGATAACATACCTGGTCTAACAATTGTATAAGTCATATCACTTGGGGCATTTTCATATAATATACGTATGCGCTCTTCTCCCACTTGTTTCTTAAAGCAACTATCACAGCTTGCAAATCCTCTGTCAATTGCTTCTCCATAGTCTTCCTTGCCTTTTTGGCATTTTGCACAAATTGACGAAACAATAACCAATCGTTTGACACCACAACTAATGGCTTCCTTTGCTACATTAACCAGACCAATATCTTCAACATTATAACTTGGTTCGGCAACTGCTCCATCATCTTCATTTTTTTTCATATCATCATAGCTTTTAGTACCGGGAGTACCTGTTAGTTTTACTTTTGGACGCGATGCAGCACAATAAATAACCGAATCAGCTTTTTTCATAATATTTTTTAAACTATCTTCATTAATTACATCTGCAATAGCGGAAGTAACTTTATTTTTATCTTTAATATTATCAATAACTAATGTGTTAATCTTAGCATGTTCTCTATCAACAATATTAACTTTACGTCGCGTAACAGCTACTACATCAAAACCTTTTTCTAATAGAGCTCTCACTGTATCACCACCAGTATATCCAGAAGCTCCAAAAACAACAGCTCTTTTTGGCATAGCATTGGCCTTAGTGGGATTTGTCAAAATAGTTAATGCAGTATATGAAGCCAGAGGAGCTAATTTAATGAATTTTCGCCTACTAACATCATTTGAAAATCTGGATTTTAATTTTGTAATATCAGGTGTGTATCTTTCTACTTTATTATAATTAATAGTATTAATCTGTGTAAAAGCATATCCGTATACAGAAAGTGATAATAATATAATTTGTTTAAGCATTTTATTTATTATAATAATATATTTTTATATATAAAACTATTAATTATTTATGATATAATTATGATAAATATTGCTTTTTGGTCTAATCAATTGGGTGAAAGAGGAACAGAAATAGCAATGTATGATTATGCATATTATAATCAAACAATATTGAAAAATAAGTCATATATATTTTATGAAAAAAATAACGAAAATAATAATGCGGAAGTTATCAATAAGTTTGCTAGATATTTTCACATTGTTGGTGTTGATAATTTCAGTAATGTGGACAATTATCTTATTGAAAAGGATATTAAAATAATTTATATTATAAAATCCGGCCATAATGATGGTAGATTAAGTAATGTAGCAAAAAATATTATTCATTGCGTATTTACATGTAATGAACCTCATGGAGATGTATATTGTGCTGTATCGGATTGGGTCAAGAATAATAAAAGGGGTAATATAAATGCCAATAAAATTTTAACATTACCACATATAGTATCATTGCCAGAACATAATAAAAATATGCGGGAAGAATTGAATATACCTGTTGATGCGAAAGTATTTGGTAGACATGGTGGTTATAATACTTTTAATATCAATGTAGTTAAAAAAGCGGTATATGAAATTGCTTTAAATAACAAAGATATTTTTTTTTTATTTTTAAATACCGAAAAGTTCTGTGAAAAATTGCCCAATATTATACATTTGGATGCAATTATAGATTTAGATAATAAAAGAAAGTTTATAAATACATGCGATGGAATGTTATGGGCAAGGTCAGACGGTGAAACATTTGGGTTATCAATAGCTGAATTTTCAATATGTAATAAACCGATAATAGCTTGTAAAACTGGTGATTTAGCTCATGTTGAAATATTAAAGGATAAAGGTATGTGGTACAAAAATATACAAGAATTAAAAAATTTAATTATAAATTTTAAAATAGATAAAACAGTTGATTATAATTTATATAGAGATTATGCTCCCGAAATAACAATGAAGATTTTTGAGAACATAATTTCGTATTTAAAATAATATTTATGTTTATACTGTATAGAATATACTACACAATGTATATCAAAGATAAAAAAGAAAATGTATGTGGTAAAGATAAAGCAATATATACATTAAATGGTGAAAAATTCATAAAACAAAAAGGAAAAAAAGGTGATGTTTATGTATCATTTGAAAAATATATTAAAAAAAAGAAAGAGAAAGGAGAATGTTTAAATCCTATTGTTAATAAGAGATTAGCAGTTTTAAGCAGAATATTTAAGAAAAGCTCATCGGTAAAACCAGTGGTTAGCAGAAGTTCTTCGCGGCTTAGAGCCAGTGCAGCGCGTAGAGCGAGTTCTTCGCGGCTTAGAGCCAGTGCAGCGCGTAGAGCGAGTTCTTCGCGGCTTAGAGCCAGTGCAGCGCGTAGAGCGAGTTCTTCACGGCTTAGAGCCAGTGCTGCGCGTAGAGCGAGTTCTTCACGGCTTAGAGCCAGTGCTGCGCGTAGAGCGA